CCTGATGTGCCTGATGTGCCTGATGATGCTGTGCTACCACCAAAATTAGAATCTCTTGCTGCTTTATCTCTTGCATCTGCTGCTGCTGCTGAAGCTGTTGCTCTAGCTGCATCTGCTGCTGCTGCTGCTTTATTTTGATCACTAAAAGGTCCTGCACCTCCTCTAAGGCCAGTGCTTGATCTTCCTTCTTCTGAACCTGTTCCAATATTATCAGGCATACCAGCATTTATATTCCCAAATCCTGCAAGGCCTACACCTGAATGACTTCCTATTGCAGCAGGCGTAGATACCCCTGCTCTTTGTGCAGCTCTATTCATTTTACCATATGTTTTAGCTCTATCATTTACATCCATTGATGCAATAGCATCTTTTTCAGCATCCATTATTGATTTTTGAACATCAAAAGATAATGAACTTGCAAAATGAGAAACGGCATTCATATTTACTAAACTAGCTACTACAGATAGGCCACTATCAAGTGCAAAAGATAATGCTTTTTGTGAATATGGTCCTAATTTTTTACCTGTTTCTCCGTCATAAAAATCACCACTAAAAGGACTTCTAGCTATTCCTGGTCCTGTAGGAGTACCATCATCTCTACCGCCACCACCTTCAAATACTGGTGGTATATCTGGATTTGTATATACAGGATCTTCTGGTACAGGATCTATAGGATCTTCTGGTACAGGATCTGGAAACTCTTCTATAGGAGTTACAAGTCCTGGATTAGTAGGCTGTACTGTGCCTGTAGTAGAAGTAGTTTGTACATTTGCTACATCATACATTATTACCCATTGTCCATTAGCATTCTGTTGTAATACTTGTGTATACTGAGGCATCCTACCTGTTGTTGGATCTGGTAATGGTGGGTTAGCTTGTATTGTCATTTCAATTTAAAATATCCTCTGCTTTTATTATCCTTGTTGGTTCTGATTTGGTCCTTGAGGCATAGCAGCTTGCGTAGCGAACTGATCTTCCCCTGGCTGCGGTACACCTCCAGCTCCGATGTTGCCACCTCCAGCTCCTGTTGCGTCTGCTGGATTTGCTCCTGGAGGTACTCCTCCAACAGGTCCCATGCCTGGTGATTGTCCACCAGGGCCTTCAGTTTGTTTATTTCCATTTGTCATCCCCATTATTTGTGCAAAAATTTGTGCATTCTCTGGATCATTAATTAATTGTTCTGGATCAATATCTAAAGATTTTGCAATCTCTTTAAGAACTGAATGCCATCTTACAAACGGTGCAATATTAGGATTGTTTGCTGTTTGCATAAATGTCATTAGTCTTTGTGATCTTACTTCTTTTTGCATTAAAGAAGATGTGCCTCTTGCTTTAATTTGAAGATCACCTTTTATGGATTCCATTTGACTATTAAATTGCATGTTCCATGAGAATAATGATTCACCAAGGGGTCTTAATAAATAATCATCTATATTTTTTACTACTGTTTTAATACTTAATGCAGCTGCTCCCATAAGCATAGACATACCAGCTGCTGTTCTTGTGGTTGATTGTACTCCAGTTGCTCCATGAGAATATGAAGGTATACCTGTAGACTCATCTGCTAGTTGTCTGAACTTATCAAACATTTGTAAATTTTCTGTTGCTGTACTTGGAAACTTAATGCCATTAATGGCTGTTCCAGTAACACCAGATTGTCTTCTAAATATTTTACCAGGATGTATAGACATGTCTTGGCCTGGTACCAATTGTGTTTCATCTATATCAAATACTAAATTACCTGCTAATGCTAAGTTATCAATCGCCATTCTTGCATGACCATTCATTACCATTTGTGCATCTTCCATATTTTCTGGTATGCCTACACCAAAAAATTGATATGGATTTATTTCGTAAGGACAAATATGATATGGTATTCTATCAGGAGTAAAGGGATTCAATACTAATCTTAAAAGATGTCCATTACATATCCATGCATTTATTTGAACTTCATCTAATTCTTCTAACTCTGTACTAAATTCAAGACCTGCTTCTTCAGCAAGTTTTTTATCCATAGTTCCCCAATACTCATAGACTTCAAATCTATTTTTTTGAAGATCATCTACATTTTCTCTATCAAGTAAAGCAGTTTCAAATCCACGAACTTCATAGTTCTCTCCCATATTTAAACAAGAAGATATTGCATCTGGTCTAAAGAATGGTCTTTTAGCTAAAGCTCTTAGTTGTCCTCTGTTAAATGAATGTCTTTGAATTACATAGTCACAATCATCAACATTAGTAGCATCAGGATCTGGATAGAAATCCCAGATACTAACTGCTTCTAATTTAGGAACCATTTTTACTTTTGGATTGTAAAGTTGCTCCTCTGTTTCTGGATCTTTGTCCCAACTATGTAAAACTTTTTCATCAGTAAATGGTCCTTTTAATACACCAGTTCCTAATAAAACCATCTCAAACAATACATGTCTTAGGATAGTTATTGCAGAAGTTTCTTCTAGTTGATCGGTTATTAATTTTTCTAAGTTAGCAGCAGCTTCTCTTGCAGGTTCTATCTGTGGAATCTTTGGAGATTCTGGAGATGCTCCTTCTGCAAAATCTATTCCCTCATATTCTTTTGATAGTCCTCTAAGTAAATCAGCAGTTGTTGTACCTGCTTTCATTTCTTTTCCATCACCAGGATAACCATATAGATCTACTATATTACTTTCATCTCTTGGTGGTGTTTCTTGTTCATCTTCGCCTTTTACTCTAGCATATTCAGATATACCATCAGGTATTGGAGTATGTTCTACACCAATAGGAAAAGATCCACTTGAAAATAGAACTTCAATTAGTTGTCCAAATGCTGCAAGAACTTTTGTTTTTGTTATCTTAACAAATACTCTAGACTTTTCTCTTTCAGTAAATGACATATCAGAACCATAGATTCCTCTATAGTTTCTATATGCAGTTAGCCATCTACTTTCATCAAAATGTCTAGCATCTTCTGCTCTTAGAAAACGAGATTTAATGACACCTTCTAAACTAGAAAAATCATTTCTAACCGTTTCGTCTTTACCTGGTTCTTCTACTCCTACGATTGTATCATCGGATAGATCTATCTTAGCCATCTAGTGTCCTAACTTATTAATAGTCTCGTTCGTCTGCTTTTGAAAACACACTGTTATCTACCATATTAGTTTTTACTTTAGGTGCATCTTCGTTTTTTCCACCTTCTTCAACTGCTGGCATATTATTAGCTGGGTTAGATGTTTTTGCAGAGTTTCCGTAACCTGAATTATTTTCATCTAAATCACCTTGTTTATATTTTTGCATTATGTTTGGCATTTATTTCTCCTTAGTTTTGGTTTTGTTTATGGCTTCCTGTATAAATTTAGTAAGCCATGGGTTGTCTCTTAGTACAACATGAAACGTATTAGCTAAATTATTAACTACTGTTTCTTCTTTTTCGTCATCTGATAATGGATTATCTTTTTGTGTTAATCCACTAACATATGCACATGCATGAAAAACTTCATGTATGACTGTATTTAACAGATCATGAGTTTCTAATCCTTCATTTATCTGTATAGTATTTTCACGTTGAATGTATTGACCATAACAGTCTGTAAGATTATCCTTTGTAAAAGAAGGACTTTCTACTTTAACAGTTAAGTCTTGAAACCCAACTCTTAACTTTTTATTATTTATCTCCATTTTAATACCCAAACATTTTATCAGAAGGTGTATAGTTTACATTATTATTAAATGATGAAAAACCATGACCGTGAGGATTGATGGGGCGAGACATACATCCATATCTTAAAGCATCGTATGCGTGGTCTTCTGTGTGAGTATCAACATCTTCTGGATTGTTTTTATCACACGGTAACAGAGGTAGTGTTCTTATTAAGTTTATACAATTATTAAAAATAAACAAAGAAGGTTTCTCTCCATCATTAGTTTCTCTAACTGATAATCTTTTGTGTATTTCTAGTTTACCATTTATACGACTTCTTGGTGATCTATCAGATGGTCTCCATCTGCATCCTGCATTGATCATTGTCTCTGCAATACTTGGACCGACATCACCTCTTCTTGCCCAAGTACTTGAATCTAGAACACCATATCTTATATATTCATTATGTTCTAAATTTAAAACTTGTGTTGCAAACACATCTGCTACAACTTTTTTTGTATATAGTTCTCTATAGATATATAAGTTATCATCAAAGTCTATAGCAAACCATAGTACGCAAGCAGGTGAAGAATATCCCCAGTCACATGCTCTAAATCTATGCCAGTTTCTAGGTATATCAAAAGGTTCTATAACATGATTTACTTTGTTAAACTCAGGAAATGCTGCATCTTCATATGCACTCCAGTCACCTTCTAAAAATTGTTTTCTTTGCACTTCAGGCAAAGAGGCTAGCATAATATAATAATCCTCTGTTTGCATTAGATAAGGATTATCTTGTAACTTAGCTGGTATAAATCTTCTTGTTATTTTTTTTGTACCAACTGGTGTTTGTATTTCAATATCAAATCTTGTATTAGGAACTGCAGGGTCTACAAACATTTCTTTTACCCAACCTGATCCAACGTTTCCTGGATTACCAGTTGCTCTCATGAATACTGGTATTTCTGGATCTACTGATCTAAGAGATGATCTTAGAAAATTATAAATATCTGGATTGGGATATTGTGGTAGCTCATCGATTCCAATCCATGTGTAAGATTGACCTTGATATCTAAGTACATCAGTAGTATTTTCAGCGTATCCAAATTCTATTTTCGCCCCTGACGGAAATCTCCATTCTTTTTCTTGTTCTCTCCATTTAGCACCAGGGTATGCTTTAGGATATAATTGCTGTGAATGATTAATTAAATCTCTTAATTCTGGCATTGATCGTCTTAGTAATAGACCTCTATGCTTTTGTTTATCACAATATCGTAGTGGATCAATAAGCATTGCATAAGATTTGCCACCGCCTCTTGCACCACCATAAAATACTTCTCGTTCTGATGCAGCTAAGAATTGTGTTTGTGGTCCACTGTTTGGTTCAAAGATTACTTCTTGTTCTTTAACTGCGTCTTTTACATTAGGTGGTATATTATCTAGTTCATCTTCAACTACTAGACCTTGTGTACCTTCTATTAATCCATCAGCTTTTTTAATAGCTTCTTTTTTATTCTTTAATTTTTTTTGTGCATTGTGATAATCATCTTTTGCTTTTTGTACTTGTCTTGCTATATCACTAATGCTAGCTTTAGCGGATCGTTTTGCTTTTGCTATAGTTTTCTTTTTAGGTTTAGGTGGTGGTATATCATTCACTTCTTGCCAGCACCTTTCTTAAACCTGGAGCAGAAATATATCTGCCTGTTTTTCTTTCCATCCATCCTGCAACTTCTCGATAGGAACAACTTTTAATATATTGTTTTGCTTGTTCTATAGCTTCAAGTTCTTGATGAATTGGCTCTAGTAACTTCTCATCTTGTTCACTTACTTTATAACCAAATGGAACAGTTCTTGATACTCTTTTCTTTAATCCTAATGTCATGCTTCTTTCGCTGGTAATACAAATATTCCATGGGCGACTTTAGCGTTAATATCTATTTTTTCTTTTTTAATTATTCCTACTCTATCTAGAACTTGCTTTGCTGCTTCCATTCTAATACTAGCACCAGGAATAGATCCATCATCGTCAATTGCATTGGCTATGCTTAATGCAGCTTTTGGTGAGTGTGCTGCTAATACCGTTTCGGCACGTTCTATGATCTGGTCTTTTAAACCTTGTACCACTTTCGGATATGAGGTGGGAGCATAGCCAGCAATTTCAGCAGCTGCTCTTGGTTCACCATTGGCTTCACCAAATAGAGCAGATAGAAATACCTTTTGCTTCTCAGTTAATTCTGTAGTTTCTTTTTTATCTAGAAGCATTTGCTAATTAAAATATATTTATTAAAATAACTATTGCAATAATTACAATTCCTGCAGCTTTAGCATAATCCACGATCTCCCATGTCTTATATCCCATAGCCCAGTCAACTATTGATTTTATTTTTTTCATATTTTCTCCTTTAACAGTTCCACGCTCTTAGCGATTTATTAATTCTTGAATTAGGATCTCTTGCTGTTTTAGCAGAGGT